CAAGCTAGGACAAAAAACTCTAGTAGTAGTCCATACTGTAGCTCTTAGAAACCAGTGGGCAAAAGAAATTAAAAAAGTATTTGGAATTGAGCCTGGCATTATTGGAAGCGGAGAGTTCAATCTTGATAGTCCTATTGTAATTGGAAATATACAAAGTTTATACCGTAATGTGCCACGTATTAGAAAAGAGTTTGGCACTCTCATACTAGACGAGATGCATCACGTTAGTAGTAGAACTTTTTCCGGAGTACTGGATACAAATTACTGTAGGTATAAGATAGGCTTATCAGGTACTGTTGAAAGAAAAGATGGAAAGCACGTAGTATTTCCAGACTATTTTGGGAAAAAGATGTTTACTCCCCCAAAAGAAAACTATATGGAGCCTAAGATAGCTATAGTAAACACAGATATTAGATTTCTTGATGGAGCAAGGACTCCTTGGGCTAATAGAGTTACTCAATTAACCACTAATGCAGAATACATTCATCTAGTGTCTATGATAGCCTCTGGCTATGCTGCTAAGGGGCACAAAGTACTAGTAGTAAGCGATCGAGTTGCATTTTTAAAAGCCTGCGCCGAATTAGCGGGAGATAAAGCTATTTGTGTTACTGGAGAGGTAAAGGACAGAGAGGCTCTGATTGATACACTAGAGTACGGAGTACAAAATCAATTGTACGGTACACAGGCTATCTTTTCCGAAGGAATCTCAGTGCCTCCCCTAAGCTGCTTAATACTTGGTACTCCCATAAATAATGAGCCTCTACTTACTCAATTAATAGGTAGGGTAATACGAGAGCTTCCAGGCAAACTTCAGCCTGTAATTGTGGATATTCATTTAAAGGGAAATACTGTAAGACGCCAAGCTTCCAATAGAATGGGACATTACATAAAACAAGGATATGAAATTACTTACCTTTAGAAAAATAGTGCTTGACATAGTAGTGAGAGTGTGTTATAATTATGGTCTTGTTTGATTGGCAGAAGATTTACAGAGCGGCAAAGGGTAAACCCAGTCTTTGTGTAAAGATTTTCTGCGCTCATGCAACTAAACGCATACCAGACTCTAATAAAGATCCTATGAGCAAGTACGCAACCAAAAACTTTTCAGGAGGAAGTTTTTTGGTCAACCCTGAAGATTTTATAACAAATCTCTTCAGATATACTCCTAAAGAAGCCGCTGCATACTTAGCCCTAGCTTCATTAAGAAATTTAGGCGAATATGTAGCATACAATAAAACCTCGCTGGATAAACTACATATTGTAGTAGATTCAGAAATCATAAAACAGAATAGACTACTTTATATGCTAAATGATCAATTACATTTCATATATGAGGAAGTCAACTCGGAGATATAGCATGGCAGTAAGTTTTGGTAATCAGAAAGGCGGAGCACAAAAGACAGCTCTTAACTCTTATAAGTACGTAGAAGGAGATAATAAATTTAGACTAGTGGGGGATATCTTAGCCCGTTATGTCTATTGGATTGAAGGAGAGAACGGTAAGAACATTCCTTTTGAGTGTCTAGCCTTTGATAGAAACGAAGAAAAATTTAACAACAAAGAAAAAGACTGGATTAAAGATTTCTACCCAGATCTGAAGTGTGGTTGGAGTTACGCAACACAGGTAATAGACCCCAAAGACGGAGTTGTTAAAGTAGTAAACCTAAAGAAGAAGCTGTGGGAGCAGATAATTAATGCAGCGGAAGACCTAGGCGATCCTACTGACATAGACACAGGCTGGGACGTAATATTTAAGCGAGTAAAGACTGGGCCTCACGCATTTAACGTAGAGTATCAGCTTCAGCCCCTTAAGTGTAAGTCTCGCCCTCTTGATGCAACAGAGCGAGAAGCCCTGGCCGACATTAAGTCTATGGACGACGTAATGGCTAGACCCACACCTGACGCACAAAAAGCACTTCTTGAAAAGATTCGTGGTGCAGCAACCCCCGATGACGTAGATGAAGATGCAATGGACGAGATAGATATTAGTTAATGATACTATTTACCGCAGATTGGCACATAAAACTAGGGCAGAAGAATGTTCCAGTAGCGTGGGCTTTAAATCGTTATGATATGTTTTTCGCACAGATTACCGAACTGGAAAAGACGTGCGATTTACATATTATAGGTGGAGATTTGTTTGATAGAGTTCCTACTTTAGAAGAGGAGGAGCTCTATTACAAATTTATTAGGGGAGTAACTATCCCTACCATTATATACGACGGGAACCACGAGGCTACTAAGAAGAACCATACATTCTTTGACACCCTGAGAGCCGCTACAGAGGCTATGAACCCTCTTGTCACAGTAATCACCTCCAGTCAAGTGTTAGAGCACAATGGTTTTAAATACGGAATCATTGCGTACTGTGACCTACACAAGAAGAAGATAACAGAAAGTTTCTCTTCTGAATTGCCTATATTTACTCATGTTAGAGGGGAGATTCCTCCTCATGTTAAACCTGAAGTAGATTTAGATATATTTGCCAAGTTCCCGATAGTATTTGCAGGGGACTTACACTCACACAGTAACAGTCAGCAGAATATTGTATACCCAGGCAGCCCAATGACTACTTCCTTCCATAGGAGCCAAGTTAAGACGGGCTACATCACTATAAATGAAGAAGATTGGGCATGGGAATGGGGAGAGTTAGTTTTGCCTCAGTTAATTAGAGCCACAGTTTCTGACCCAAGTGAGATGATTTCTACGAATTATGATCACACAATATACGAACTAGAGGGAGATCTGCACGATTTAGCAGGCATTAAAGATTCTGAGCTTCTAGATAAGAAAGTAGTAAAACGAAGTACAGAAGCGACTTTAGTACTTTCCAAGGAAATGACTATACAAGAGGAGCTAGTAGAGTATTTACAGTTCATACTAGAAATTGACGAAAATAGAATTCCAGACATAATAGGACTTTTTAATGATCACGCTAAAAACGCTGAAATGGAGTAATGCTTTTAGCTATGGGTCGGACAACGTATTAGACCTAACTGATAGCACAGTTACCCAAATAATAGGAACTAATGGAATGGGAAAGTCTTCTATCCCATTAATTATTGAAGAGGCTTGTTTTAATAAGAACTCTAAGGGGATTAAAAAAGCAGATATACCTAATAGGTACATTAAAGATGGATACGATATATACCTTCTTTTCACTAAGGGTGATAGTACCTATGAAATAACTGTTAAAAGAAGGGCGTCTGTTAAAGTAGTATTTGAAAAAGATGGCGAGGACATTAGCAGCCATACAGCTACTAATACTTACAAGTCTATCCAAGAAGTTATAGGAGTAGATTTCAAAACGTTCTCTCAGCTAGTATATCAAAATACTAACGCTAGTTTGCAGTTTTTAACTGCTACTGATACTAATAGAAAGAAATTTCTAATAGATTTATTGCACTTAGAAGTTTATGTGCAGTTCTTTGATATTTTTAAAGAAGCCTCGCGGCAATCCGCTTTAAGGGTAGCAGAAATAACATCTGCTATAACGATTGTTGAGAAATGGCTCTTAGATAATAAATTGGAAGATACTACCATACTTCCAATGCTAAAAATTGAAATTGACACGAAAGAAGAAGAGGTCGAACAGGCTGAGATTACGAAGGAAATTGAAAATATTTCCGAAAAAAATAAAAAAATTCAAAACAACAATCAATATCGTAGCCAGTTAAATAGCATAGACTTGACAGCAAACGCAAGTATAAAAGCGACCGAACTTTTGTCTTATGATGATTTACAGGCGGAGTCAGGAGAGTTAAAGCAAGTCATAGCGGGGTCTCAACGAACCCTAACAAAGATGCAGGGAATTGGACACAGTTGTCCGACCTGCGAGCAAACAGTTCCAGAAGAGTGGAAAAATAGCTATATAGAGCGAATAACATCGACAGTAGCGGAGGCAGAGGAGAGACTTAATGAGCAAATTACGGGAGAAATTGAAAGAATTAAACGTAACAACTTGGATTATAAAAGGAAAAATGCTGTTCAGCAAGATTGGGAAAATTTGTATAGATCTATTGATAGCACTCTCCCTTCGAATTTGGTGGATAGGGAAGAGCTTGATACACGCTTGCAGAGAGTTCGTAGACAACTACAGCTACGAAAAGTACAAATATCAGAGATCACAGCTGAAAACGAAAAACGAACCGCCCAAAACACCCGAATCCAAGTAATTCAAGAGCAGTCAGAAGGATTTACTACTAAGTTAGAGGAAGCCCAAGAAAAGCTTGATATTGAAGCTAAACAAGCTAATAATCTAGAAGTGCTGAAGAAAAGTTTTAGCACTAATGGGTTAATAGCTTATAAAATCGAGAACTTAGTTAAAGAGCTTGAAGAGCTTGCTAATACTTATTTGGCAGAACTATCAGATGGTAGGTTCACTCTGGAATTTATAGTATCAAACGACAAACTAAATGTTCAAATAACGGATAACGCCAATATTGTTGACATATTAGCATTATCTTCTGGCGAGTTGGCTAGAGTTAATACAGCCACTTTGATTGCAATTAGAAGATTAATGAGTAGTATTTCGAAGTCTAGAATCAATATACTATTTTTAGATGAAGTAATGAGCGTATTAGATGATGTAGGCCGTGAGAAACTCGTAGAAGTTTTACTCGGCGAAGAGGAACTAAACACTTTCGTAGTATCACACGGATGGACTCATCCGCTACTTAATAAAGTAGAAGTGGTGAAAATCGGAAACGTTAGTTCTCTAGAGGTATAAAATGGTAGATTCTAGGGCTAAAGGAGCTAGAGGCGAGTATATAGTACGAGATATGTTAAGGGAGTACACAGGGGAACAGTTTGAACGAGTTCCCGCTTCTGGAGCATTAGAGTATTTAAAAGGAGACCTGTATGTACCTGATACAGGCGAGGGGAAGTTAAGACGAAATAGATTCTGTATAGAAGTAAAAA